AGCTGACCGGAGTCGGAGGCGTTCCGCAGAAGATCGTCTGCGGGTTTTTGGAGTCGGATACCGTGTAGATCAGAGCGCTTTCCTGATCGTCGGTATACTCCTGCGCCTCGTCGATAACGAGCAGATCGAAGCCTTCACCAAGTCCGCCATTCGGAGTCCTGGTACGGAAATCGATCTTGCCGCCGTTAGTAAGAGTTATGTTTTCCAAACCGTGCTGCTTATTCGTCCGGAAGCTCTTTTCAGGCGGAATTTCATCTTTTTTCTGTCTGCCGAGCTCTACATACCCCGCCTTGATCAAAAGCGATCTGAGGCGGTTCCAGGCAGCGCTGGAGGTCGTTGTACGGTGAGCTGTATGACAGATGATCTCACCGTTGACGAGCCCCCAGATCTCTCTCATGACAACGATCTCGTTCTTGCCGTTTCTTCGGGGAACAGAAAAGCCGAACTTCTGATGGACCCATAATCCATCATCCGTAACGGCCATGATATCGTCGCATAAGTGTTCCTGCCATTTTATAGCAGTTCTTCCCGTCTGATCGTATAGCTCGACAGCTTCAGCTCCTTTGCTGTGTGTGTAAGGCAAAACTACGGAAGATGTGGGGATCTGGCGACCAATTCTCTTTGCCATTCCCTACGTCTCCCGGATCAGTTGTCAGGTCCTCTGATCATGGTTACCTCCTGTAGTAAAATAACCTCCAGAAAGGAGGTTTTATGAACAATGACGATTTCAGTAGTTTAGTGCTCAAGCCAAGCGAACGTCTGTATCTCTTTCTGTTGCGTATCAAGAAGAAGGCACAGCTGCCCGATTCAATGCGCTACCTGTATTTGCACGATCTGGTGAAGCAAAACAGTTCAGGGAAAACCGATCAGCTTAATGCTCCGATACCAGACGACACATATTCGCTAACTGATAAGTATTATCGATATGCGATTTACAGACGTGACCTCTTTTTTAAGGGAAAACTACCTGTAATACTTTCTGCAATAGCCCTAATAAAATCGTTCCAAGATGAAATTCTTTGGCTATTACAAGAACTAGCGAAACTACTGAAATAGGCAGCGACAACCGCTGCCATTTTTCATCGGAGCTTTTTCTTTGCATAGATCCTCCAAAAGAAAAACCACCAAAAGGTGGCATACTGTGGCATTAAACAACGAAATACATTAGTAAATATCGTGAACTATGCCTCTCTTCCATTCATCTTCCACTTTAGCTTTATATTTTGGCCACAATTCTAAAACTCGTTTTTTAATGTCTTCGGGACAATCTTCAGAAAAAACCAAAGTGTCTTCTTTTAAATCTCTAAAACCGGCAGGGAATACGCAATAATATCCGGTTGCAAAATCGAGATCATGATTTATCATTTGGACCACTCCTCTTTTAGATAATTATATACTCTCTTAGCGATTTCTGAGTTATTGTCTTTTTGGAAAGCAACAATCGCTTCTGGAATAAGTTCTCCTGAATCGGCTGCTCTTGGGCTAATTTCTTTTCTTATAATCGAGAGCAGTTGTTGATAATCAATGTCTCCGTACTCATCATCTGGAAAACAAAAAAGAAAAACCTCCTTCTCTATAGAGATCCTTTCTCGGTACCATAAATAAAGCTGAGTGTCCGAAATCAATCCTTCAAAAGTTATGCCGGCTCTTTTTTCGGCTAAGCAATTAACCAAATCGTGTGTTCTTTCGTGATAACTGTTTGCTAAAGCGGGATTATCTAAATCGACATTTGTATTGCCGGCCGGAATTGCGGTGTTTGTTATTTCTCGTTTAATAATATATGTTCCATTTCTCTGCTTTTCAAAACGAATATTACATCCGCTTTCGCTGCCTGAACGGAGTATAGCCGGCTTATACCCAGGAAAATCGTTTTCGAATTGTTTTCTAACCTTATCATCCTGTTGGATTATATGTCCTTTAACTGGACCGTTATTTGTCGAAACATCATCCGAGAATCTCTGCGCATCTATTGTTTTCTGGTATTGCTCCTTTGTATAGTTGCTTTTTGACCATACATCCTGATAGGAACCCTTTCTTGGTGTATACACCACAAGGCAGTCACAGTTCCTATGTCTTCGGAAAACATCATTCCCAGTGTCGGAAACCTCGTAATAATCATACGTTCCTGCGAGTTTTCTGCACCACGGGCAAGTCTTTCCTACGGCTGTCCTAATGATCTTCGGCCTTAATCCGGAACGATATTGAAAGTCTGCGTTCTTTCTGACGGAAGAGTCATAATACCCTTTTGCATTCGTCTCAATAGCGCTTCCCATCTCTTCTTTGACGGACTCATATTCTTTGCTGGAGACATATCTGGTGATTCCGTCTGTTTTCTCCTGATCGTATTTTGCGCTAATTCCATTGAGACCGATACCCGCTCTCTTATTAACTTGTGTAAAAGTATCTTCGCAGAAGGTACTGATAAGATAGTAATTTTTGTAGAGGATATCATCAAAGAGTTTCTTGGCTTCCTCATAAGACAGAAAGCCTTTTTCATCAAGGAAACTGTTATTTAGATTGTTAAAGAGGACCGTCTTTCGAAGGCTCCCTATTTCTTTAGCGTATTGAAAAGCATCCTCCGCTTCGGAATTTCCTTTCTCAAGTTTGCTGCGTAGCAACTGGATTTTATTGTTTCCTGCATATCCTTTCCGGAATTGTTCCTCAAGTTCTTCTAAAAACTCTTCCGAGATCTTACTCATCTGCTTCTACCCCAGTAAGATCTCTCAGGCTGGATTTGGAGAAGTACCCCGGAACAGCTTGATTGATTTTGATTGCACCATCGCCAATCAGAGAGAGCGAAGATGCATCCGGTTCAAATACCGGTTCCCACTTTGGTTTTGTGAGATATAACTGATTTCTTGAATATGAGTAGTTATCGCGCAGGCACGCCGCAAGATAACCGGCGTTTAGAAAATTGGAACCGAATCCGCGCTGTGCTTTTCTTGCGGTCAGTCTTAAATTCTCATGTGCCGCTTTGATAGCCTCTGAAGAAGACGGGTTCTCTGTAGCGAATCCTAAATCATCCAGTGTCAGACCTGTCTCACCGGCAAAAACAGATGCGATAGTACGCAGCTGCTCGGTATACGGTGACATCGACTGCTGTGTGAACTGTCCAACTGTCGGCACATCGCCGTCTTCATCTTTGCGGAAGTCGAGCATAGAGGAAATCGTTGCCCGGAACTGGTCAAATCCTTCTGTGTCGGCCGACAGACCAAGAACATATTTTTGTGGGAAGGAATAAAACTCCGCCGAGATCTCGGAACGTTCCAGTGTCGCCCTGGCTTTGTTCTGCAGATCCATGCAAGCCCGGCTGATGCGTGAATGCCCAAAAGGACGTTTAGCATCCGGACGGTTAATGATCGGCACCAGAAGCGGATACGGAGCCATGTGCTCATACACTTCGGGGTTGCGCTCGCCTTTGTACCAGATCTCTGTTCTTTTCGGAAGGAAGTAGGCCTCGATGGTCGGATTGTTGTCTGAATCCCGATCGAGAACTGCGTAGCCTTCCTGAAGCATGCCGGTCTGTGGATCGATAACACCTGTCGCATTACCACCGTCAATGACCTGCAGTCTCGGGAAGCCGTCTTTATCGGCGGAGATGTAAATAAAGTCGCAGGACGAGATCAGAGCGCCGAGGATGGCCGAATCAAACAGCACATCCGGGTTGTTCATGTTGAAGATCTCGGTCAGCTGGAAGTTATCGTTGTCAAACCCTCTGAACTGGAGACGGTCTGCCAGCGCATCTACAGATTTCGCACACCATCCGAACGTGCTCCGGTACATGTAACGAAGCTGGGCCGGAATGGTGATGGAAACGATAGATTCCTTGTCCTTCATCTCGTAGAAGTCGTATCTTAAACGAACCCTGATACGCTTATTTGCGAGCTTGTTTCTGAGGTATTCAATTCCTTTGAGTGCTGACATATGTCCTCCTAAAAAATCAAAAAGGGCCCTTCAAAATGAGGTCCCTGCGAAAAATATTCGTAGTACGGCGGGCTGAAGCTCTGGCCGACCCCGGGAGGGAGGTATCCCCCTGTTTCCCGAATCGGTTCCGGCTTCAGGCAGATTTATACTTTGTCCAATCAAAACTTAAGGGCAGATCCCTGTTAGAGATAACTTCCTTTGTTTCCTGCTTCTTCTCTCCGGAGGCACCGGGGAGGGAGTCTGATTTCTGCCGGTTGCAGATCCAGTGCGCGAGCTGGAGGTTGGAGATGTCTGAAGGATGTCCTCCTTTTGCGATCGGGATGATGTGGTCGATCGGCTTCGACATCGGAGCAGGATAGCGGAGGGTCTTGTCTACGGGGAGGCCGCAGATCCCGCAGATGTCCTGGGTAGCATAGATCTTCTTCTTGTTCTTGTCGAACTGGGCTCTGTGTGTTCCGTTCTGATCGGGTCTGTTTCCCTTTGACATTCAGCCTCCAAAAACAAAAGAGGACTTCTTTCTTGCCCTCTTCGATACATACATCTTATCACGGGCAAATGTTGAAAAACGTGAATCATTCGTTTGAGAGATACTTTTTGAGCGCGTAGAACGGCGTCGTCCTGTCCGCGTATCCGTAGACCTTTCTGGCAACGAACTTCCATCTGTGTCCCATGATGAAGCGCAGCCTGATGATCAGAACGATGTCGTTGTCTTTGACTGTCGACAGCCACCGCTCCACCTTCAGCATCTTGTCGATCAGATCCTGCTGTTCCCGCTTCAATTTCTCTTCCAGCGCCAGCTTTCTCCGGAAGTGCTGTTCGACCGGGGAAGAAGGGCCAGAAGAGGAACCGACTCTGTCAGCTTTTGA